AAAGGATGGTGACCAAGTGATGCGCGAGATCGCCGGACTGCTTCAGGTCAAGGGGTTCGCCGTCACGCGCACGCCGATGGGGTGGATCGCCGTGGACCGCTACGGCACCCTGTGGTTTGAACTGACTGCCGACATCGTGCGCTACGGGTACGAGGACAGCGTGGGACGGCCAGTTGAGCAGCGCATCAGCGCCATCGGGTTTGGGCCGTACGACCTGCAACGGATCATGGCACCGGAGGCAATGGCATCCAAAAGTTGACAGGTGACGCATGTCTGCCGCTACGCTTCCGCCGTGAACGCACGGACGCAGACACAGCCAGTGGACGCACTGCATGACGCATACCTGCGTGCGGTGGCACGGAACGCCCTACGCGCAGCGGAGGAACGCGCTAGGAAACGGTCGGTTGCCATCGCGCTGCTGAAGGAAAGCGTTAGCGCGGACGGTCGCAGGCGCAAGGAGCGCGCACGATGACCACGGCGACCACGGCGGAACTGCTTGCGCGCCGGGTCGCGCAACTTGAGGAAGACCGGGACAGGTGGGAGCGGATCGCGCGCGACGAACGCAGGGCGGCACGGCTGCGCGGCATTTGCGTGACATGGCTGATGGGCAACGCCGATGAGGCGCACATCAAGGCGCTGGCGCTTGACGATGAGTCGCTGGAGATCGTCGCCAACCAATGCACTGACGAGACGTTCATCGAGTTGCGCAGCCGGGGCATGACGCCGACCGCGAGCGACGAATGAAGACGGCTAACCGGGTGTGGTTCGATGTGGTCGGGATGCCTGCACCGGGCGGCAGCAAGAACGCATTCCGCAACCCGCGCACGGGTCGCATCGTCGTGGTGGACGCGGGAGGCAAGCGGAACAAGGACTGGCGCGCTGCCGTCGCTGCTGCGGGACGCGAGGCGATGCAAGGACGGGAAATGCCAGCGCCACCGCTGATGCTGACCGTACTGTTCAAGATGCCCCGTCCGGCTGCGCATCTGAACAGCAAGGGCAAGTTGCGCCGCACTTCGCCCGTGCTTCCCATCGTCCGGCCCGACCTGACGAAACTGCTGCGCAGCACGGAAGACGCGCTGACCGGAATCGCGTGGGCTGACGATTCGCAGATAGCGGAGCAGTGGGTGGCGCGCATGTACGCGCTGCCCGGCGATCCACCGGGCGCACGGATCACGATTTCAAGCATCGTGGTGTCACGCGCCGATGGACTCGCATGGGAGGACGAATAGTGCCAGCGCACCGGAAGCGGATCACGGCGACGGGAAAGCGGTGGAAGGCCACACAGGTGCATCCGGCGATCACGCGCATCGAGGCACCGATAGAGGGCGTGGACGATTGCCTGTGGGTTCTGCTGCGAGGGGACGCGCACCACGACAACCCGCATAGCAACCACGACCTGCAGCGCGAGCATCTGGATGAAGCGGTGCGGCGCGGCGCGGCTGTGGTCGATCTTGGAGATCTCTGCTGCGCCATGATGGGCGTCGGCGATCCCAGAGGGGTCAAGGGCTGCAGCGCTCGTCCAGAGTGCGCCAACGCAGCCGACTACCTAGACGCCATCGTCAAGTACAACTCGGACTTCCTGTTGCCTTACGCGCAGAACCTGTGCGTGCTGAACCAAGGCAACCACGAAACCGCTGTGCTGAAACGCAAGGAATCGTGCCTTACCACGCGCATCGTGGAGCGCATCAACACGAAGACAGGCGCATCAGTCATCAAGGGTGGCTACGGCGGATGGCTTCACATCGTCCTGAACATGCACGGCGGCAAGGTCGCGCTGTGGGTGAAACTCTTTCACGGCAGCGGCGGGGGTGGACTCATGTCCTTTGACACCTTGCGCGTACGCCGTATCGCATCGTTTGTCCCCGGCGCGGACGTTGTGGTGTGCGGACACGTCCATGAGCGATGGGCGCTTGAGATCACGCAGGAGGAACCAACCTGCACCAACGGCGTCTACGACGTGGAACACAAGTCGCAGGTACACGTCAGGACGGGTTGCTACAAGGACGAATACGGGCCGGGTCTGGCAGGCTGGCACATCGAGCGCGGCGCGCCACCGAAGCCGCTAGGCGGGTACTGGATGCGGCTCTCCATGAATCTGCGCAAGTCCGAAGGACGGCAGACAAGGCGTCCACGGATAGAGTTGATCGCCACATGACACCAGACGAGAAACGGAAGGCCGCGCGCGAGCGCCTGCAGCGGCGGATCAAGCGAATGCGCGCAATCACGGCGCACACCGTCGAGTCCTGCGATGCGGACGGCGTGGTGCTGATTGTGTCGTTCGCGGATCAGGACGAGACAAGCGTCAGGATGTCAACGTGGGGCAACGCGGTGCTGTGCCGTGAGATGGTCCGGGCCGCGCGCAGAAGGATGCGCAAGGATGTGGACACCAATGACTAGCACGACCGAGTCCGAGTTGGCGTCCATCATGCTTGCCATCGGCAGGCTAGAGGGCAAGGTAGACAGCCTGCTTGCGCGGCAAGACGAACTGCAGTCCGCAATACAGCGCTTGGAATCCCGCGTGCATGACCTTGAGGGGCATAAGCACAGGCTGCTAGGCGCAGCCGCCGTCGTGGGCGGCATCGTGGCGTTCGCAACCCGGTTCATCAAGTTCGGGACGTGACGGAACGTCGCCCCATGCGCGCAGCGACCGACAGAACGTCACGCGCACTTGTACTGACCACATACCTTTCGTATGCGATTTCGTCCACGGGCTGCAGCGATGCGCAGCGCATTGCCGATGCAACCACCGTGGCACGGCGCAACGCGGAGAGCAGTCACGGACGGTTCGTCTGGATTGAGGGCAACGCCACCGACGTACCCGGCGTCAAGGCGCAGGCGGCAGCGGGGGCGGATGAACAGGTGGCGATCATCGCGGCCACCGAGGGCATCGTCAGGGCGCTACCGGGCGTCAAGGACGTGACGCCGTGGTGGGCGAACATGATCGGCTGGGGGCTGATCGCGCTTGCCATCATTGGCATCGTCGCGCTGCTGTGGATGACAGGTATCGGATCGTTCCTGCGTCAGTTGCTCGCAAGTGTGGCAGGTCTGATCCCGCGCCGCCAGCGCAGGGAAGCCGACCTAGCCGTGAAAGTCATGGACGAGGCATCGCCCGAGGGCATCCGCGAGTACATCGCCGCGCGACGGGCGTCCGATCCGGTGTTCGACGCCGCGTACAGCAAGGCCGCCAAGGACCGCTACGGCAAGATGCCGCATGGAGGTTCTGCTACCATGCCGACTACGGAGAACCCAACACATGGACTTTGACTCATTCCTCGGCTCGATCTGGTTCGCGCTTCTTCTCGGCGTCATCGGCTACATCGCCGGGAACGTCATGCCCATCGGCTCGCTGTTCAAGAAGAATTGAAACCCCGCCGGAGATCGCATCTCCGGCCCGACGCCCGGCAACGGGCGTTTCTAACCTCCCCCCGGACGGCAACGCCTGCGCCCAAGTTGGTGCGGGCGTTGTCATTTATGCTTCCCGCGTCATGGACGACGCCTACTGCCTACTGCACGGGGACTGCCGCGAACGCCTGCAGTCCCTACACGACAACAGCATCGACGCCATCGTCACCGACCCGCCGTACGGCCTTTCGTTCATGGGCAAGAAGTGGGACTACGACGTACCCAGCGCGGACATCTGGCGCGAGTGCATGCGCGTACTCAAGCCGGGTGGACACCTGCTCGCGTTCGCGGGGACGCGCACGCAACACCGCATGGCGTGCAACATCGAGGACGCGGGCTTCGACATCCGCGACATGATCGCATGGGTGTACGGGTCCGGGTTTCCCAAGTCGCTGGACGTGTCCAAAGCGATTGACAAGGCGGCGGGAGCCAAGCGTGAGGTGGTGGGCAGCAAGGTCACTGGTAATGCCAAGCAAGCGACAAGTCGAACTGGCGAGTTTGCGGATGGTTTGCACGGTGGCCAGCAGCAGGTCGACATCACCGCCCCCGCCACCGACGCGGCGCGACAGTGGGACGGCTGGGGGACGGCGCTGAAACCAGCGATGGAGCCGATCACCGTCGCGCGCAAGCCGATTTGCGGCACCGCCGCGGAGAACGTGCTGCGGCATGGGACGGGCGGGATCAACGTGGATGGGTGCAGGGTGGGCGACGGTCAGACCATCACAATCAGAGGAAAGACGCAAACTTCGCCTAGTGGATGGGTAAGCGACGGCGCCGAAGACGTTGTGTACAAGACGAATCCGCCGGGCCGCTGGCCCGCCAACCTCATCCACGACGGCAGCGACGAGGTGGTGGGGCTGCTCGGCTCCGCTGCCCGGTTCTTCTACTGCGCGAAGGCGAGCAAGCGGGACAGGGATGAGGGGTGCGATGGGCTTCCGCAGACGATCAAGCAGAGCGTGGCCCACGGCGACAAGCGGCACGGCACGCTGCCCTACACGAACGAGCCGCGAGAGATGAAGCCGCGCCCCAGAGGCAACCACCACCCTACCGTAAAGCCCACCGCCCTCATGCGCTACCTCTGCCGCCTCGTCACGCCGCCCGGTGGAACGGTCCTCGACCCGTTCATGGGAAGCGGCTCGACGGGCAAGGCGGCGATGCTGGAGGGCTTCAGGTTCATCGGCATCGAGCGCGAGGCGGAGTACGTCGAGATAGCGAAGGCGCGGATAGAGTCAGCGCATGGAAGGCGATAGCGAACTGACCGCGCAGGATGCGCGGGGCGGGGGGGACTCTGAACTGATCAGCGCCACCCGTCCGATACCGGACATCAAGTTGCTGCGGCGGGCGATCCTGCACCAGTGGGCGATCCCGGCGCACATCTACGCCACGCTGCCGCAGGCGTGCATTGACATCCTTAGCGGGGCTGACGGGACGCGCGAGAAGTTGGCAGCCATCAAGTTGCTGACCACGATGCACAAGGACAACGTGGATGCCTTCGTGCAGGTGGACAAGATGGACAGGCTGGAGACGGGACAGGCCACCGAGCGGTACGAACTGAAGCCTGTGGTGTTTGAGCGGCGGGACTGATGGAACTGAAGTTGCCAGCGCTGTACGGTCGGCAGTACGAAGCCGTACACGACCCGCGCCGGATCAGCGTCATCGAGGCGTCCACCAAGGCCGGGAAGACCGCAGGCTGCATGATCTGGCTGCTGGGCCATGCGTGGAACGATCCCGTGCCGGGACACGCATACTGGTGGGTAGCGCCCGTCTACACGCAGTCGCGGATCGCGTTCGATCGGATGAAGGGGTGGCTGCGCACCGCCGACCCGCTGAAGAAGTTTTGGAAGTCGCACGATACCGAGATGTGGCTAGAGGTCGGGAAGGGCGCGCGCATCTGGTTCAAGTCGGGCGACGATCCCGACAACCTGTACGGCGAGGATGTGTACGGGGCTGTGCTGGACGAGGCGACCCGCATGAAGGAAGCGTCATGGCACGCCGTGCGCTCGACCCTTACTAGCACACGGGGTCCGGTTCGCATCATCGGGAACGTGCGCGGACGGTCGAACTACGTCCACAAGTTGGCGATGCGCGCGCTTCAGGAACCCGCAGGGGAGATCGGATACCACAGGCTGACGGCGTGGGATGCGGTCGAGGGCGGCATCCTAAAGCGCGAGGAAGTGCTAGCAGCGCAACGCGACCTGCCGCCGCATGTGTTCAAGGAACTGTACTTGGCGGAACCCGGCGATGATGGCGGCTGTCCATTCTCCATCGACGCGATAGCCAAGTGCATAGCCGAACCTAGCCGGAAGGCTGTCGCCGTCTGGGGCGTCGATCTCGCCAAGTCGCAGGACTGGACGGTGGCTTGCGGACTCGATGAGGACGGCAAGGTGGCGGCGCTTGAGCGGTGGCAGGGACAGTGGGCTGACACCAAGGAACGACTGAAACGGATCATCGGTGATACTCCAGCGCTGATCGATTCGACAGGCGTAGGCGACCCCATCGTGGAAGACCTGCAACGGACGATGCCATGCGTCGAGGGCTTCAAGTTCACGGCAGGCAGCAAGCAGCAACTGATGGAAGGCTTGGCGTCTGCGATCCACGAAGGCCGGATCGGCTTCCCTGACGGCTGGCTGCGCGCAGAGTTGGAGACGTTCGGCTACGAACACACCCGCACAGGCGTACGCTATGAAGCGCCAGCAGGCTTGCACGATGACGGCGTCTGCGCGCTGGCGCTTGCAGTGCGTCACCTGTCGTTCGCCCGGTCCTCAACCCTCGACATACGGATCTTCTAGCGCATGGGACTCTTTGACTTCCTCCGCAAGCGGCAGGACACACCCGACAAGTTCATGGATGCATCCGTGACGGTCATGGACCGCGCAGGGCGTCCCAAGCAGCCGCAGTTCAACTACCACGCGGCTGTCCGGCACTACTCGTCGTGGATCTACGCTGCCGCGACGATCAACGCGCAAGCGGTCGCAGCCAACCCGCTGCGGCTGTACGTACGGTCCAAGCCGGGTGCCAAGCGCCTGTACGACACGCGACCCGTCCCCAAGCGCCGCAAGGCGTACCTGATGGGTGACACAGCCGTGCAGCCGTCGCGGTCGGTCATGCGCAAGGCGATTGCCGGGGACTTTGAGGAAGTGTCATTCGACCACCCCGTGCTTGAGGTGCTGCGCAAGGCAAACAGCATGGACGACGGATTCGGGCTGGCAATCAGCCGCATCCTGTTCCTTGAACTGACGGGCAACGCCTACCTGCACCCGGTGTTTGGTGACCTTGGCGTGCCTGCCGAACTGTGGACGATGCCAAGCCAGTACGTGAAGGTGATCCCGTCCACGGACGGACTGATTGCCGGATACCGCTACGGCGTCGAGTCACAGACCGAGATGGACTTTGCGACGGACGAGGTCATCCACTTCCGCCGT